CGTTGCTTGGTTGTTACCTCTCGATCAGAGATAGAAGTAGGTGCGAAGCACTATTCTCGTGGTGACCAGGTCTTTTCTATTCCAAGAGGTGGTACGGACAGGAGGGATGATATGGAACGGTGTTTGTTGCGATTGCGCAGATTACACCGTATTGCTTCCGTTCATCCTGAGGATAGAGGTGAGTATATTCTATCCCACCTGTATACTGACAAGTTTATTCCTATGACTTGTTTTACCAACTCCCCTACCCAGGTGCCTAAGGTCAAGGACATGTTTAAAGCTGTCCCTGACAATGATCTTATTAAGGGTCTTGCGAGGAAGGTCGTACTTGAGGTCGCTCCAGAACTCGAACGCCATGCGATGGAGGCGTTTGTCAGTAGTATCCCTACTGAGGAGAACCTTTATGCCCTCCTTGACAAGTTCAATAGGACATCTGCGAAATGGAATGCTGACCCGATATTATTCAAAGCCACGCTTTCTATCTTGGCTCACCGTATGGAAGTTCATAAATATCAAATGATTCCTACGATTGATCCAGAGGTAGCTGGAACCCTTGCCTTTAACCCGAATGCGGGGACAGGGTTCAAACATTGGAATATACCAATCGCTAAAAATAAGCGTAACTACGGACCTTACGTGGATGAAGCTTTGCGGAGAATATTGACCGCGATGCCTGACTATATCGGTCACTCGGAAGATCTTATACCCCCTATGATACATACGGATTCTATCAAAAAGGAGGTTCGTGCCTTTGATGCTGAAAAAGGTAAGATTCGGGTGATCGGTATGGTCGGTCAGCTCCATGATATGATTACTAAACTTATAAGCACACCCTTCATGCAGGGTTTCCAGAAATGGGAATCGTGCCTAATTGGTACTAGTACCTGGAGCTCTTTAGTTCCTATGCTACTGAAGGCACTTAAAGTTGCTGAGTTTAATAATCTGAGTGATGGACTCCGCAATAGCCACACCGTCCCAGACGTACCGTACTATCGCGCTTGGTTGACCTTGGATCTTAGTGCTCAAGATCTCTCTTTCAACGCTGCACTACTCTTTGCCCTCACCATGTTCCGCTTATACTACGTCAATAAGAGTATACCTAGCGTCATGGATGTTTTTAGGGAAATGTTTGCTTACGAAACTGCCAGTGTCAATGCTAAGATGATGGCATGGTTCGGGAAACTTTACTACATAGTACTTGGTATCATGACTAGTGGTTATTTAAACACTAGCCATATTGATACCTTTATGCTTGCTGTAGTTTTCCTCATGTGCATGATTAAGCTTGGTAAGGAAGCTGGAGTTCACCCCAGGGAGATAGTAGAAAAGCTGTGTCTTGCTTTCTACGGGGATGACTGTGTGGCTAACTTTCCTGATGAATGGTGTAGTTGGTTGGGGATTAGAGAAGATGGTTTTCCTGTTAGGCTTGCTGAGGAAATGGCTAACTTTCCTGATGAATGGTGTAGTTGGTTGGGGATTAGAGAAGATGG